TTAGTAATCTTATTAGAATTTTAGCTAAAGATTATAACTCTAATAAGTCTATAGATATAAATACAGCTAAAGAATTGCTAAATGAAATAAAGTTCACCAGAAGAATTAATAAAAATATAATTGATTGGTGGAATACTTTAGGTGCTCGTTTATTACAGTCTCAACAGAAAAGAGATTATACTTGGGAGGGTCAATATAGTGAGCGAGCACAGTTACAAGACGAAGCACTTAGTAAGTTAGAAGCCACGCTGGAGGCTAAAACAAGAGGCATTATAGACGGTGATGAAGCTGATATACAATCTATGTTTGACGAGTACTTAGCTGTACCGGATCAATTAAAAGCTAAGTATAAGAAGCCTGTAGAGACAGAAGAAGATGAATTTATTGAAGTATTCAAAGAGCCTAAAATATCCGAAGAAGTAGATGTTGAAACAAAGCCTACTAAGGAAGTAAAACAAAACTTAGGTAAACAGAAAAAGAAGTTACAAGAAAAACTATCTGAGTTGCAAAAAAGATTCGGCGATAGAAGTAAGTTAGCTTTAGCCGAGACTGGAGAAGAGCTGGCTGAAGATGCCGACATTACTGATTTAAAACAACGAATAAAGTTTTACGAACAAGCGGAAGCAGATGTTTTAGAACTAGAAAAACTTGAGGCTGAGTTAGCTAAGGTAGCGGAGTTAGATGTAGCACCTTTAGGGGAGCAGAGGGCAGCTGTTACTCCTAAGCCTACGGGTCCTAAAAAAGTAAACATTAAGGCTGCTAAACTTAGAAAAAGAATTTCCGATGTTAAACGAAACATTAAGCAGCGATTAGATGATATAGATAGAGCTAGACTTGAGATGACTGAGGAGTTTCAAGCAGCTAAAGCCGAAGAAGCGATTAACAATAGGTTATCTAAACTACAGTCTGAATTAGATGAACTCAGAGAAACTTTCGGAAGAGAACCTGAAGAACTTGTGCCGGGTAAAGCTAAAGAAAAAGACCCAAGAGTAAAAGAACTAGAAGATAAGATTAAGTTCTATAAAGAAGCTCAGAATGAAATAAGAAAAATAAAAGAGCTTGAAGTTGAACGTGCTAGGTTATTAGAGGTAGAGACTGGACCATTAGGTAGGCAGAGAGAGGAAATAACACCTAAACCTACAGGACCAAAGAAAGCACCGGGTAGGGTTGAGGAGTTAAATAAAGACATAGCATTCCTACGTAGTAACATGCGTAACAGGGTGCGGGAGATTGACCGTGCTAGGGTTGAGATGTCTGATGAATTTAAAGCCGAACAACTACGCAAAGCTTACGAAAATAAACGAACAAAACTTGAAAATGAACTGGACGGTTTAAGAAAAAGATTTGCGGAGATAGACGAGGAAGAAGCAGCGGCTGGTTTAGCTCCTAAGAAAAAGAAAGAAGACCCAAGATTAACAGAATTAAAAGCTAAAATAAAGTTTTACAAGGAGGCTGAGAAGGAAGCTAAACTTGTAGCTGATCTAGAGAAAGAACTAGCTAGAGTAGCTGATATTGAAGGTCGTAGTGTTGTTGGCGAGGTAAGAGCTGAGATAACACCCACACCCAAAGGACCTACTAAACCTGCTAGATCGCAAGAGCTAAGAAAGAAAATAGCAGATTCTAAAGCCAGAATGCGTAAGAAGATAGCTGACTTAGACAAAGCTAGGAAAGAAATAGAAGACGCTCAGTTAAATACTAGAATATTTAAAGAAATTGAAGACGCTTTACATAAACAATTAGAAGCAGATACATCGAGTAAAATAACAAGAGGGTGGCGTTTCATACAATCACTGAGACAACAAGCTCTTATCGATCAGCTACCTTCGGTGGCTGCTGGTATTCCTACTGGTTTGGGTGCTATTTATAAACAATTCTTTAGGCCGGTAACCACTTTTATATATAACGCAGATAACGTTTCATTACCTATAAGAACACGATTAGCTTTATCAGATTTATCAGCTGCTTTTAAAATACTCACAGACAGGAAAGGTTTGTGGACTGAGATGCGTCGTACTTTTGCTGAAAACGCTTCGCCTATAGATAATAGAGCTGGCAAACTGTCAGATGAAATGAGTGTTTCAAAAGCACCTAGAGGTACACATGCGTTAGTAGCTAGGGCATATACATCAGCTAAGAGACGGGCTGAAGCTATTGAAAATGTATCAAACGCTTTTAATCGTCTTATAAGAAACGGGGATTTGTTTTATATAATGTCTTTAGGTGTTAGAGGTATTCAGACAGTAGATTCAGTTTTTAAAAGACAGTTGATTAAAAGTAGGATGTATTCAAGGGCACAGAAGCAAGCAATTTTAGAGTTTCCGAATGACCGGAAAAAAGCCAAAGCGAGAGCTGATGAAATATATAACGCACAATGGAAGGAAGTTGATGGATTGTTAGTGTTAAAAGAAAAAACTGATTTTGAGGACGAGGTTAATCAAATAAGAGAAGAGTTGCTTTTTGCGGCTGATGGAGACTTAGAAGATATGCCGTTCAACACGCTAGAAGAAATTATAAATTTTACTAAAAAGATTGTTAATAACACTGGTCTACCCGGAGCTGTAATAGACGCATTTGCTCCTTATATAGGCGTACCCTTTAGATCAATTTATAGGGGAGCTAAATATACAATAGCACCAGCACAAGTACTAGTACAAGGAGGAGCATCTAAGATACCGGGACTGCGTGGTCAAATTAACCCATTTAGTAGAAAGTATAAAGAGTTGGAGTTAAAGCTTAGGTTTGAGTTTGATTTACTAAAAACACTGGACGATCCCGAAAAAATAAAAGCAGCAAGGGAAAGGATTAAGAACCTAACTGAAAGGCGTGATAAAACAGCTGAACGAAGATTGAGGTACAACGAAGAACTTTTAACTGACGCTATGGTGTCTACTTCTTTATTTGCAATGGGAGGTATGGTTGCCCTTTACTACGGAGGTACGGGCTCTCTAGAGTGGTTAACGCCTGAGCAAAGAAAAAATAATAAGCTAGAATCTTTTAAATTTTTTGGCATGGATTATTCAGCCGCTTTACCTTGGGCATTTCCTTTAGCTTTATCTGCGGATGTAGCTTCTTGGTTGCGTATTAAAATGGAGGAGAGGGAGACGGGTAAAACTATTCTTACTAAGGATCAAACATTAGCTTTTGTTATTGGTTCTTCATTTAAGAAGTTAGCTGAAGCAATGCCACTAGCACAAGGTATAGAGACCGCACAAGAGATAGCTAAATTCGAGGGTGACATTACTAAGAATGCTATATCTAGATTGGTTGCTTCTTATGTGCCTATACCTGCTCAAGCTAGAAAGATAAACAATACTATAAATCAAGAAGGAATACCGGACCTGCGTGGTGGTTCTTATTGGGATAGAGTGGTGTATGCTGTGTTAGGTTCTGGTGTTGGTAATTTAAAAACAAACCGTTTAGGTGAAGACGAACAAAGCACAGCTAATTGGGTGACTCAAAATATTATTAGACAAGCACCTAGAGATGAATTGATCCGTAGCGAGTTCGATAAAATCGTAGCAACTGATACTCATAAAAACTTATCAAATAAACCTTCTATGTTAGCTGGTGGTATTAAGATGACAGAGTGGGTAGATGAGGATGGAATGACTTTATCTTACGCTTTTGATCAGAGACTTAAAAGAAAAGTGGTTAAGGTAAAACTTGGTGAAGATGTGGGTTTAAAAAACTATACCATAAAACAAGCTGTAGGAGCGTTAATAAAACAAAAAGATTGGATAAAGGATTACAGCGAAGGTTTTCAAGAAGACCCTGAGACTGGGCGTTTTATTAATAAAGGTCTAAAAAGACTGAATAGTGTTTTAAATCAATTCTACACCGAGACTAAAAAGGAACTAGTAGAAGACAGTAGATTTACAAACAAGTTCATTAATGAAGAAGGTGAATCGTTATACTACTTACTACAAACTAGAGGCACTAAACCAGCACCTGTAGGTCGTCCACCATCACCGCTCGAAATACTTACGGATTAGCAATAGTGCTTGAACTCCTAACTCAATAGTTAATAATATATTATCATGGCATACACCTATACAGACTATGTCGGCAACGGCTCCGAAACACAATTCGATATCAACTTTGATTACATTAAAACATCGCATGTAGCGGTCGAAGTTAATGAAGGACCAGCAGGTGGAACAAACACTTGGGTGAGGAAGACTTTAGGAAGTGACTACACAGTTGTTACATCTCCCACTAAGCAGGTAGTATTTACTTCTGCACCCGCTAACTTAGTAAGAGTCAGGGTGTTACGAGACAGTGATGCTAATATAGGCATTGTAGACTTTGCTAATGGATCAGTACTGACCGAGACAGAGTTGGACAACGCATACAACCACAATCGTTACCTCGCTCAGGAAGCAGAAGAAGGAGCGTCGGGTGGTGGCTTTACGAAGAACACAGACGGACAATACGACGCTGATGGTTTACGCATAGAGAACTTAGCAGCTCCAGACTCCGACGACGACGCAGCGAATAAATCGTATGTAGATACTACTGCTGCTGCTGCTGTTGCTACTGAAACTTCTGCCCGTATTGCTGGTGATAACGATCAAGTATCTAAGACGGGTGATACGATGTCTGGTAATCTAGCGATGGGTGGTAATAAAGTCACTGGATTAGGTTCGCCTGGTACTGGTACTGATGCAGCTAATAAGACTTATGTAGACGATACAGTTGCAAGTGTTACTGCTGGTACTATACCAGACGGTACTATTACTACAGCTAAAATAGCGGATGATGCAGTTACTGCTGCTAAGTTAGATAACACCGCAGTTACTCCTGGTTCCTACACTAACACTGATATTACAGTGGATGAGAACGGACGGATAACTGCTGCTTCTAGCGGTGCTGCTGGCGGAGAAGACAATGTACAAGCTGACTGGAACGAAGCAGATACGAAT